CAACGTTTTCTTCAATCCAGTCGGCTATTTCGGGGAATGGCTTACCGTCTTTGTCATTTAATTCAGCAACAGCGTATGCTAATTCAGGATCAGTCCATGAATTTTCATCGTACACATAAGGTAACATTTTATTACTGGGGTAACTTTGGCCATATATTTCGTCTTTGTTAGCCCCATTAATCAGACAGGCTACGCCAAGACAACAATATCCACCATCATTATATAATGCCTGTTGTGTCTGCTGATATTCCCCGCTTCTCAAAGCCGACTGGATTGAAGAAAACGTTGAGTTTATATGAAAACCATCAAACAACACCTTGAAGAATTGCCGGAGCCGTGGAGGTCGGAGGCGATGGAGAATGCGAGATTAGCTAAGTCTACTCGCTATAAGATGCCAAGTTTGGCAGAGGCCTTGATAAGCGGATTTACATGGCTACCGTCAAAGCAAGGTCACAACTACTGGAGCTCGCTTCATAAAATATTGGTAAGTAGTCCACCCAAAACTACACTGTGATTAAGGTTTAGGTTTGACCAACCCGAGCAGCGAGTGTAAGGGTTGGTTTATTAAAAAGGGGCGTTAGTTCAGTCTGGTAGAACACGGCGTTATAATTCTGATTAATAGGCGCGCAAATATTAATCAGGTACGTTATCCGGTGTCGTTGGTTCGAATCCAACACGCTCCACAATCAGTTTTGTAACTTACTCCCGGCAAAGCGCGATGCCTAACCGGGGTTTATTAAAGAAAAAAGAAAATGTAATTTTGTATGTTGATAGGTTTTCACAATTAACACAAAATAAACATCAAGACATTCTTGTTAACACTTTCAAAAAGATGAATTTAGATAATTGGAAATTGATAATTGCGGGAGGTGTCGAGGTGGGGAATGATAACTATTTTGAAAAGCTAGTTGGCGAAGTTGATGGTTTTAATATCGAACTTATTAAAAGCCCATCGTTTAAAGAACTTAAGAAGTTATATGGGAAAGCCAAAATTTTCTGGAGCGCGTCAGGGTTTGGTGTTAATGAAGATGGTGATCCATCCAAAGTTGAACATTTTGGTATGACTGTTGTGGAAGCCATGACTGCAGGTTGTGTTCCAATAATCTATAATGCAGGAGGTCACAAGGAAATTGTGGTTGATGGAGAAAATGGTTTTGTTTGGGGAAATATCGAAGATTTAATTAACAAAACAAATATCTTAATTAAAAACAAAAAAGAATTTAAGAAAATGTCTGATAATGCCAAGGAAAGGAGTAATAATTTTTCTTATGATAAATTTAGAGAATCTATTAAAAAAATATTGTAAACCAATTTTGTTGGTAATTTTTATAATTGCTTTATTTTTACGTTGGCTTTATCTGCCAGAGAAGGCGATATCTTTTGCTTTTGATCAAGCCAGAGATGCATTTTTAGTTCAAGAAATAATTAATGGGGATCTTAAAATATTAGGTCCTTCAGTGAGTGGAATTCCAGGGCTTTATCATGGTGTTTTTTATTATTATGTAATACTAATCCCATATTTAATTGGTCATGGTAACCCTGTCTATGTTGCATATTTCTTGAGTTTTATTAGCTCTCTTTTAATATTTGTAGTATTTTATTTGACATATTTATTAACAAAAAAATATATACCTGCAATTGTTGCATCGCTTGTATTCGCTTTTTCGTATGAATCTAGCCAATATGCAAATTTGTTAACTAATGCATCAATGGGTGTTTGGTTTGTGCCATTGATTTATATTGGAATTATTATAAATTCACCAGTTCTTTTAGGTATTTCATTTGGACTAGCAGTCCAATCTGAGATTGCACTTCTCTATCATCTGATATCAATATTATTTTTAACTTACGGTAAGTTTAATTTAAAAAAATATCTTATTTCTCTTTTCTCTTTTCTGGTTACTGTTTCCTCTATGCTCATCTCTGAAATTAAATTTGGGTTTTCTGGTACTAGAGGACTTTTATATTTATTAACAGGGGGGGACGGAATTTCTAATACAAAAACATTAAGTGATTATTTCATAACTTTAGTTAATCAATTAGGGCTTTCTTTTTCATATTCGATTTTTCCAATAAATATAGTTTTTGGAGGACTCGTTGGATTTGTACTAGTGTATTTATTATTTAAAGAAAAAGAGTATTGGTCTAAATTACTTCTTTTTTACATTTTCGCTTTTGCATTTGCGCTTCCGTTTGGTGGTTGGAACATGAAGCATTTGTTGGTTGGTTTATCGCCTGCCATAGCTGTCATGACAGGAGTGCTGATGAATAAATATTTAAATAAGTATCTGGCTATATTGATTTTGTGTTTAATAGCTATATTAGGGTCTAACTTATATATGATAATTAAAGAAAACAAAAATGGCCAGACAATATTTCCATTACAACAAGATTTGGTGCTGTCAAAAGAGTTGAAAGTTGTTGACTATACTTATCAAGAGTCAGGAGGTTCGGCGTTTAGTATATCAACTTTGACTAGTCCACTTTTTGTAAATACTTTATGGTCTTATCTTTATAATTGGCATGGTCAAAGTAAATATGGGTATCTGCCCAGTTTTGTTGGGCGTGATCAGGTTGGTCAACTAGGTAATAATCTGGGAAATGATAAGCCAGCGAACCATTTCTACATTGAAGAACCTACTTACGGAATTCCAGAAATTTATGTACAATATGCCCATGGGGATGAGGAATCCTACTCAAAACTTTTAGATTATCGAAATTTTGATAAACTAAGGGTTGAAAAAAGAGAATACAAAAAATGAATAATCACGATAATTTGACAGCTGAAGAATTACACAAAAGCGTTCCTGCTGATTGGTATAACGAATCGTTGCGTGTGGATGCATTGCAAAGGTTTTGGCACAAAACAAGATTTAAAGAAGTTTCAAATGTTATCGATAAAGTTGATGGTCAAATCTTAGACATTGGTTGTAATGATGGAACTTTTTCAAATGTAATTTTAAATAAATCTGGTGCTAAAAAATTAATTGGAATTGATGTAATCAAAAAAACTGTAGACTGGGCAAATAATCATTGGAAGAAGAACAAAAAAATGCAGTTTAGAGTTGCTGATGCTCACAAGTTACCATTTAAAGCTGATACATTTGACGCAGTCTTTGCACTTGAAGTATTGGAGCATGTTTTTAATCCGGTTAAGGTTTTAAAGGATGTTAAAAGAGTCATGAAAAAGGGTGCATATGCTGTTTTTTTGGTACCATCAGACAACTTGTTGTTTAGGATAATATGGTATTTCTGGTTAAAATTTTATCCAAGAGGAAAAATTTGGAGGGATACCCATATTCAGACTTATAGGGATAATTATTTGGTAACTGTCAGTAAAAAGGCAGGTTTTAAAATTTTAGTTGATCACAAATTTTTATTAGGAATGCTACATTTAGTTAAGGTCGAAAAATGAACAGCTACGTAGTCTCAATTGTAATTCCTAATTTTAATGGAGAAGATTTGTTTGCAAAAAATTTGCAAACAGTTAAGGATGCATTAAAAAATTCAGTCAATAAAATCAAAGAAGTAATAATAGTTGACGACGCCTCGACTGACAATAGTGTTAAATTTGTAAAATCAAATTTTCCTATGTTTAAAATTATTAAGCATAAAGTTAATCGTGGATTTGCCTCAGCCGTAAATACTGGAGTGAGGAGTGCCAAGGGAAACTTAATAGTTCTTTTAAATACAGATGTTATACCAGAACATGATTTTCTAAAAAGTGTTTTTAGTAATTTTGACGATGAAAAAACATTTGCAGTTTCTCTTCATGAAAAAGATTTTGGACCTGCAAATTGTAAATTCTTAAACGGTTATTTTGAGCTATCAATGTTTCCTGAAGGAAATAAAGTTGTGCGTAGTTTTTATGTGAGTGGTGGAAGTGGAGTATTTAGAAAAAAGTATTGGCTAGAATTATCTGGAATGGATGAAAAGCTTATGTCACCTTTTTATTGGGAGGATTTTGATTTATGTTATAGAGCTATGAAGCGAGGATTTGTTAATTTATGGGATCCTAGTGCCAAAGTAAATCATTTGCATGAGTCAACAATTGGTAAACTTTCTCAAAAATACGTTGGTAGAATTAGAGAGAGGAACCAACTTTTAGTAATATGGAAAAATATCAATTCTGGCGCACTAACAAGAAAACATATTGCAGGTGTGATTTCTAGAATTTTAAAACATCCAAAGTATACATTAATTGTTTTAATGGCACTATCAAAATTAACAGTCGTACTACGTTTAAGGCAAAAAGAATTGAAAGAAAGTCTTTTAAGTGATGAGGCAGTTTTTGAAAAATTCTATGATTAAACTCAGCACCACAAAAAATAATAAATTAGAACTAAATAAGAAAAACCTAGCGGGTGGTGCTCGGGTAAATTTATCAATAATTATTTCTAATTATAATACTAAAGACATTACTCTTAAATGTATTGATTCAATTAAAAAGGCAACAGCGTTCTAATTCCATAGATTTAAAACAACGCGAGTTTAAAATAGGTTATCCAGAGCGATTTGCCAATCAAGAATTTTACCCTAAAAAAGATTATTACAAAGAATGGTACGATGAAAAAAACGACTGTATCATTCTTGATCCAAAAGGAACCGTAGGGGAAATTATAGTTTTAGATAATTTGCGATTAGCATTACCGGTTGTTCCAAAAAATAAAAAAGACATTTTATTTAGCGATTTACCAATTAAAGAACAATATTGGAGAAGAATTGACCCACCAAAAGGATTGATGCCGGAAACAGAAGACGCTTGGTCCGAATACATATTAGAAGAATTTCGCAGACGTAGAGAAGGCGTGTGGTTTATGAATAACGGTAAAGCAGAATGGCTTACTCCAACGCACTACATGGGATTACAATGGAACCGTATGCTCGATACCGGTGGGTTCAAAGAGTTTCGTTTGGCGCAAAGAGATATTTATTATTTTTGTCTTGCTGTAATTATAGACCCAAGGGCAGTCGGAATCCTATTTTTGAAAGGTCGAAGAACGGGGTTTACTGAGGTAATACTTGATCATTTTGAAGACTTTTCTACTTCTACTAAAAATGCTTTGTTTGGTATTACTTCGAAAACAGGTTCGGATGCTTCTGAGGCTTTCTTAAAATATTCTTATGGATTACAAAATCAGCCTTTCTTTTTTATTCCGGTAGTAAAAGGAAAAATTGACGATAGAAATAAAATGGAATTTGGTAAGGTTTCAGACTCTTCAAAAGTTGCTAAAAAAAAGAAAGATACCTCAACTGATGATTACTTAAACACAAAGGTAGATTGGCTAAATACCACAACGCTATCGTATGACTCAAAAAAACTGTTTATGTATCTTGGCGACGAGGCGGGTAAATGGGAGCGTCCAAACAATTACGAAGACCATTGGGCCAATATAAAACCCACAATGATTACCGGAGGCCGAGTAGTAGGAACGGCATTTATTGGATCAACAGTTGGAGCCGTAGAAAAAGGAGGAAAAGAGTTTAAAAATTTATATTACGGATCTAATGTTTTGAAAAGAAATTCCAACGGAAGAACTACTACGGGATTGTATTCTTTTTTTCTTCCAGCTCATAAAAATTATGAAGATTACACTGATAAATATGGAGTTTGCCATATTACTGTAAACCCAGGGGAACACTTCTACAATGCTCAAGGAATAAAAATGACAATTGGTTCGTTACAGTATTTGGAAAATGAATTTAAGTCTGCAAAAGAAATGGGTGGAAAACATCATAACAACGTGAGGCGTTTAGATCCAATTACTGTTGATGACGCTTTTAGAGATGAAAGCAAAGGCTCTTTATTTGATTTAGACAAAATAAATGATCAGATTGCTCACAACAACAATGCAGATATCGAAAACACATTAGTTCGCGGCAATTTCGAATGGGAAGGCGGTATTAAGGACACAACTGTTGTTTGGCGACCAAATCATAAAGGAAGATTTTTAATTGCCTGGTTACCTCCAAAAGAACTTCAAAATCGTTGGATTGAAAAAGCAAATCAATTTGGCGGCCGAAGTAAACATCCGTTGAACGAAGATTTAGGTTGTTTCGGCGCTGATACGTATGATATTGACGCAACAGCCGGTGCTAAATTGGAAAATACTGAAAACGGTTCCGAATACGATTCGGGATCTAAAGGCGCAATTTCTGGTGTTACTGCTTTCTCTATGAAAAATATTCCGAACAATTTTTTCTTTTTAGAATATATTGCTAGGCCACAAACTGCTGAGATTTTCTTCGAAGATGCTTTGTTAGCTTGCGTCTTTTATGGAATGCCAATTCTTATTGAAAGTAACAAAGCGAGAATGTTATATCACTTTAAGAATCGCGGTTATCGTGGATTTTCACTTAGCCGATTTGACAAAGAAACCAATAGACTTTCGCCTACTGAAAAACTACTTGGGGGAATCCCGTCAAATAGTGCCGATGTAATAAACATACATTGGACAGCAATTGAAGCATACGTGAATAAATACGTTGGTTATTACGAGCAAGGCGATGATTTGGTTCCGGTGAGAGAGGAAAATGAAATCGGATCTTGTCCTTTCAACAGAATGCTTAGAGATTGGTCAAAATTCAATGTTGGAAAACGTACTGATTATGATATTACCATTGCTTCCGGCTATGCATTGGTCGGCGTTAACAGAAAAAGTTACAAAGCACAATTACCGGAACGAAAAACTTTAGGGTTTAAAATTCGTACATATTGATTTCAAAATTGCTACAAAATAGAAAAATATTATCGAAATGCGAAATGCTATAATAAATTATTATCTTTGTTTGAAAATACATTGATATATAATGGATAACGATAAACAAGGCTTGACCTTATCTTCAACAGTAGCTTTTCCAAGTCAGCTTGATTCATTTGAGAATAAGAAACAACAGTCTTGGGGTTATCAATTAGCACTCGCTATTCAAAATGAGTGGTTCTTCGGCTACAATATTGCAAATCAGCAAATCAGCAAATTTTATACACAACGCAATCAGCTAATCGAAAGAAGAATGTACGCAAAAGGTCTTCAAGACATGAAGCAGTACATGAAGCAATTCGAAACAGAAGGTGATAAGTCATTTTTAAATTTATCTTCCAAGCCGATTTCTATAATTCCCAAATTAGTCGACGTTGTTGTAAATGGAATGTGTGATAGGGGATATTCTGTTAGAGCAACCGCTATTGACCCAGCTTCTACAGACGAACGAATTGCTTATAGAAAAAGAATTGAAGACGACCAAAACGCTAAAGATTTTATTATTGCTGCTAAAGAAAAGTTAGGAGTTGATGTAGGTAATTTGCCGATTGACCAAATTCCGGAGTCTAAATTAGAGTTAGACTTGCATATGCAATTAGAGTATAAGCAATCAATAGAAATCTCGGAAGAATTGGCCATTGACCAAGTTTTTAAAGAAAACAGATTTGAAGATACTATTAATCGTCAAATTATAAATGATTTGGCAGTTTGTGGAATTGCATGGGCTAAAAATAAATTTTGTCCCGATAGAGGTATTGTTTTAGAATACGTTAATCCGGAAAACAAAATACAATCATATACCGACGATCCTTTTTTTAGAGATTGTTTTTACCATGGCGAATTTAAAGTTGTTCCAATTAGCGAAATTCTAATAGAGTTTCAATGGTTGAATGAACCGGGTAACGAAAAGAAAAAAGAGCAATTAGCGAGTTCGGCTGTTCAATGGTGGGATTATCACAGAATTTCCCAAGACCAAAGAATAAAAGGCACTACAAATGTGCTTTACTTCACTTACAAAACTACTAGAGACCGGGTAAAAAAAATCATTGATTTAGATTCTGGCGCTAAAGAAATTGGCGAATTTACCCAAGGTAAAAATAAGAAAAAAGATTTTAGAAAGTATAAAACGACAACTGTTGCAGAAGAAATACTTTTCGAAGGAGCGTTAGTTTTAGGCACCGATATTTTACTTAAATGGGAAGTGTCCGAAAATATGTCACGCCCGAAATCAAATAAGCAAAAAGTAATTGACCAATACATCGGAAAAGCACCAAACAAAGAAAGAGGTTACATTGATTCCTTAGTCGCTAGAATGATTCCGGTTGAAGACAAATTGAATATTTTAGAGTTAAAAGCTGAACAGATTATTCAGAAAATACAACCGGATGGATTTATTATTGATCCAGACGCAATTGCCGAATTGGATTTTGGTGGTGGTTCCGTATATACACCTCAGAATATTATTGATATGTTCTTTCAAACCGGTAGTATTTTTGCAAGAAGTTTTGGTGCCAATGGCGACCCGATGTACAGCAAGCCAATTACTGAATTAAGAACCGGAGATTCGCTGAATAAACTTCAAGCATTAAGAGTTGAAAGGGCAGGTTATTTAGAGTTAATGCGTGACGTCATCGGATTAAACAGAGCTTCTGACGCATCAAATCCAGATAAAGATTCTTTAGTAGGTATTCAAAAACTCGCTGCATTAAATAGCAATGTGGCAACTCGTCATATTTTAGACTCTGCAAAATACATTACCAAATTAACTGCCGAAGCCGTAAGCTACAGAATAGGCGATTTGCTAAAATATTCAGATTTAAAAGAAGATTTTGCTAGAAAAATTGGCGCGACTGCCGTAATGGATTTGGAAGAAATTAAGCAATTACATTTGTTTGAGTTTGGAATATTCATCGATTTGTATTTAGATATTGAAGAACGCGCTAAATTAGAAGCAGATTTGTCGGTTGAAATCACCAATGGCACTCTGAGTTTTGCTGATAAATACAAAATATTATCTATTCCTAATTTCAAATACGCTGTAAATTACGCTTCTATTTTAAGAGATAAGAGAATGAAAGAGATTCAGAAAGCGAAAATGCAGGAAATTCAAGCACAAGGACAAGCAAATGCTGAATCTGCGCAATTGGCTGAGGGTGCTCGTCAGCAGACGGCGCAAATTGTGGGGCAAATTGAAATGCAAAAACAAGAATTGGTTAATCAAGGATTAATTCAAAAAGAGCAAATAAAAGGCTTAGAAGAAAGACAGACTTTAGAAACTAAATTCTTAGGAGAATTTCAAATTGCCCAAGTAGAAGCAGGAGCGCAAGTAAATAAATTAAACGCCCAAGAAGACCGTAAGGACGAAAGAATTACAAAGCAAGCCTCTCAACAAAGCAAATTGATTGACCAAAGAGCAAAAGACAAAGAACCAATTGATTTTGAAAAAGAAGAAATCAACGAAGAAATATTCGAATTAGAAGATTAACCATAAAAAAAACAATCATGGCAAAGAAGCAAAAAGTAGAAAAGAAAATCCCAACAAGAGTAGAGTTGGTTCAAGCAAAAATTCCTTTT